AAGGAAGTATTAGGCTGGTCTGCAATGAAGTTTAGTACTGGCTTGTATGAAGTAATTGCTGCTCTAAAATTTGTGTCGTCTTCTTGACGCATAGCAAGTGCCTCTGATCCTGCACCTGGTCCCATATCAATACCTTCTTGAATAGGTACATCTGGGCGCTCGGTTGGAGCATATAGCGGAGTAATTGCCGCTTCACGCACAGCAGATGCTGGCGTTCCTTTTACATCAGGAGTGGTAGCAAGAGTTGCGCCTGACTTAATGGCTGCTGTCTCTTTACCTTCTCCGTATGATGTTGAACCCATATCGAGTTTATCGGTACGAGTTGAAAACTTGCCTGGACCGGAAGGACCTGCTAATGGGTTCATTGGCGCAGTTGTCATTTGTCCTCCTCTAAAGTCTCTAAGTCTTGTGTCATTTGTTCCCACACTTTGTTTTCTTCTACTGAGCGATTAGCGTGGTAGATGCTCAGTTCGTATAGCGCTTCAAAAAATCCTGATATTGCTTGCATTAAGTTATATGCAAACTCTGCAAATACAACTATGAAGTGAGAACGGCGTACAGGAGGTGGCACTTTATTATTTTGCATCTCCTGCACGCCTTTCCACTAATTAAGCCTTCTTGCCTTTGCGAGCTGTTCCGGCATAACCGAAGTCAACTTTACCGCCCTTAACTGATCCTGCCTTAGTGTCAACCTTGATTGGCTGTACTGGGGCTGGAGCGTGTGTTCCCTTGTTCATATTTGCACCTCCTTCGGTTACGCTGCGCCGGTGATACCGGCTAGTAGTGTGGCTATATCTGGAGTTTGACCAGTAGCAGGGGCCTGACCACTTTGTTCTTGTGGAGGTTGCTGCGAGGCAGGAGCGGGGGCCGCACCTGCTACTGGAAGCTGTTGTTCACCCATTGGTGGCATTGCCATTTCTGGCTGTGGTTCTGGTGCAAAGACCTTTTCCACGATTGATTCTAGTGCTAATCCTTTTTGGCGACCCTTGATAACCTCTGCGATACGAGAGACAATCTGTGAAGGGTCTTGCCCCTGCGCTGCGAGAGCAGGTATTGCCTGTGCATACTGGGCCACAGAAACGCGAAGAGCGTCGCGCATTTCTTCAATATCAACACGCTGTTCCTCCTGTGTGACGTTAAGGTCCATTGGAATCTCACGACGTACATAGTCGCGGGAAACCAACTTGTCTGAACGCATCTGGAGTAGCGCAATGATTGCACGTGATGGGTCCATACCAGACATAATTCCGTAACGTACTTCTACACCGTACTCGCCACGAATGTCGCGTCCTGGTGTGTACTTCAAGACGTAAGGTGTTCCATCTTCAGAACCCTTGATTGTCTTCTGTACGCTACTAAATAGCTTCTCGTCTACCTCAAAGCATAACCCAATGAGATCGCCAAACATTCTGGCGAATTGGGCCTGTGCGGATTTAATCTGAGTATCAAAGCCAGCCTGCAGTTCTTGAACGCCACGACCAGTAATAACACTTGCGTTGATGTTTCCGGATCTTGATTCAGGGTAACGAGCGCCAAGCCGTAGTTCACGTTCTAGTACTCCTGACTCAGTAAAGACTCCTGGTGGTAGTTCTAGTCCAACGCGACGAATGTTCTGCGGTTGGGAAGAACGCATAATAGAATCTGGACCGAGAGCAAGTTCCTGTACATCCTGTGGGATAGCAATAGGTGCTTGGATAGACTTCTCTGCTGCCTGAATCTGTAGGATTGCAAAGCGAGCGCGTGCGAGCTGTACTGCCAAGACATCATCAAACTGACCGCGTGCTTGTCCATCAAGAGATGGACGCATCGCTACGTGTACAAGACACTTACCGACTGGGTTTGGTGTACGGATAAGGGTCAAGTTCTGACGCTCTGGTAGGTAAATCAAGTCTTGCTCAGCGTCGTGGTAGCGAACCATAGTGATGTATGGGTTACCAGGTTGGTAGTTATTCTTCTTGTAAATCTGTTCTGCAAACTCTGGGTACTGGGATGCAAGGGTTTCTGTGTCAGTATTAAGAACCTGAGTTAAAGATACTACGCGACCAAAGCGGTCCATCTCTGGGTAGCAACCCCAAGGGTTGAGTAGGCGCATACGTGGATTGTTAGAGTCGTAGTCCATCTCGACCATACCAATCATCATTCCGTATGTGTTGTACCAGTCAGCACCTTCATACATCTGGAGCTGTAACTCTGATACGCCAACATAGAAGTTAGCGATACGAGTTCTAGTATCAGCAGCTTTACGCGCTGAATCGGAAACCATATTGGATGCAGAGCAGTTAAAGGATGGAAGTGGTGCCATTGCTTCTGCCAAGTCACGGGCTGCAACGTCAATAAAGTTGGCAACGAGTGGCTTAGGGTAATCCTCGGAGAACATCGAAGGATAGACCTTAGATAGATCTCCTTGACGCACCGAAAGGACGTCACGCATACGCTGGTCGCGGGCTGCAAACTTGGTCTGCAAGCGACCTAACTTCGCGTTAACTTCTTTTGGTGTTAGCACTGGGGTTCCTTAATTTGCTGTGTTTACGTAAATGCCGGTCTTCTTAGCTGTTCTTGCCTTGGCCTTTTGGTTGGCAATGAATGCTTTTTCAGAAGCGGTCATTGGCTTCTTGGTTGCCTTGGCTGTTGGCTTAGGTGTTGGATTTTTAACCTTTGTACCAGAAATCATTGATGTTCCCGATACGCTTGTCTTAGATTTAGGTCCACCAGAAGTAGATACCTTTACGTTCCCAATTTTAATTTTGCCAGTAGTTGCAGTTGCAGAAGGCTTTTGCTTAGCAGTAACAGCGCTTCTTTCAACATTCTTAATGCGCTTTGGTAGTTGCTTCATAGTTGGTTCTGCTTTGTAAATCTTTTTTGCCATTGTTGTCTCCTTCGTTAGACGAATGTTTTATTTGCTGCAGCGAGCATTTCGTCTATGTTGACAACGACTCGCTTACGCTTCTCAGCTGATGTAAGAAACGGATTCTTTAGGTGGTGCGTGGCGTACTGGCCGTAGTTGAGCATCTCTCTTGCTCTAATCTCACAGAACCAGAGTGCCATCACCATATCGGTCTTACCTTTAGTGGTAGGTGTCCACGTAATCAACTGCTCGATAAGAGCCTTGACGTTTTCAGTCTGGTCACTAGGTAGATGTATTAAGTTATCGCGGTGGTGCTTACCATCGTGTTGCTTGGTACCAAAGAGGGTGGCCATAGATGCAACACCGAATCCTGAGTCCCACTTATTAGAACCAGTATGGTGTTCTTTAAGTAGAACGCCGCGAGATGCCAAGAATTGCTTGATGCCTTCGTCCTGCGTTAAGAAAGCCTGAAAAGCATTCTTCTCAATAATCCACTCACTGGGCGAGTAGAGCGAAGTCCAGTTAAGGATAATGTCGCGGATCTGCTGCGGTGAAGGGCGGGTCACCTTCATAGCGTCTACGATGTAGCGCTTAGAGGTGGCACGGTCTACGGCATAACAGATAGCTGCAGTATCTCCGACAATGGCCGGGTCCATACCACAGATAATTGTAAAGCCACTTAAATCTTTTGGATGGCCCGGATGTTCTGGCTCAAGTCGGCCGGACTTACGCATTCCATCAATCGAGCCTCGTACACATACTGGGTCAAAGGCTGCGTTTTCAGATACGTCCTGTTGCTGGTAGACCAGCGCCCAGGTGCTTGCATCCATAGCCTGACGTTCGTTGTACAAGTTACGACCAGACCAGCGAGGATATAGACCCTCTTCGTTCTTATCGGATTCTTCTTGTCCATCAAAAGGGGCATCAGAGTACGGCCAGAGGGTAACCCACTTGTCAGGGTCCTCATTGGCTTCAAGGAGTGCTGGCATAGCCAGATACTTCCAAGGGACGAGTCCACCTGGGTATCTATCTTCTTGACGTAGTTCGCGGTATAGGTCAACAGATGCAACTCTAGTACCAATGACTACCAGTTTACCAGTAGGGTTCAAACGAGATCGCACGTCTTGGGTCAACCAGCGAATCTGCTTTTCGAACTCATTAGCGTTCTTGAGCGTTACCGCATCATCGACAATAATCATATCGGCACGCTTGCCGTAAATCTGACCGCCGATACCGACGGCCTCGATGTTTGGGTCCTTTTCAGATGACTCACGGAGTTCATCACCAAAGGTCACACGGGTTGCCTGCCAGGAGGCAGACTTAGAATTAAACCCTACGCCAGCAGCGTATGCCGCTTGAAGGTCTTGATACATTGGGTGAGTCAGTCTTTGCTTGATGGCGTAGAGAAAGTCAGCAGCTAATTGCTGTGTCTGGGAAACTATTAGAACTCTGAAGTTCGGGTTCTGGGCTACCTTCCACGTTACGTAGTCCACCGTGATTGTGATGGACTTGGCGTGGTTGGGCGGAATGTTAATCAGTACGCGGTTTGCCGCAAGGCCCGGCTCAAACTTCATACTAGGATGTAGCCACGAAGGTTCACGACCTTCAATCACATCTACTAGGTTCTGCTGGTGCGGAAAGGTCCGGCTATGCAAGAACTTCTGACGGAACTCCGCGAAGTCAATATCGTGAACGTCACCGGATGCGAAGGCTTTATCCTTCAGGCCGAGCCTAGTACGATCTACCTTATCTGCAAATATCTTATCGGTGCGACGATAGTACTCGTAGGTCTTTAAGGATTTACCGGCTGAGCCGCAAGCGGCCTCAATGGTCATACCTTCTGCAACACAGCCGAGAATAATCCTCTTGGCTATATCGGCGCTATTTTCTGCCATCTGCTTCTCGCTTCATTTCTTCAACGAGAATCGCTGCTGCGATCTTACGCCGTGCTTCCTTCAAAAATTCTTGGTCTGCCTTACGGCGGGACGCCGTGTAGTGCTTCTTGTATTTACGGTCTACCTCGTAAACAAACATACTGGTCCTTCCCTAAGAAGCGCCGTGAGGGGCTTTCATTTATACTAGGTTGGGAAGTTTCCTAATACTGGTATTCTACAAAATCTTAAAATATGAGATTCAATACTGGATATAACTATCCCATCTAAAAGCACCGCAGCGGGAGTCAAACTCCCGAGCAAGCCACAGCGCAGCGAGGGGTAAGTCTCGCTTCGCCCTAGGGGGCTACGCGAAGGGTTCCACCCGTAGCGTAACGGGTCGCAAAGCATAGCTTCCCCGCTTTGCTCCCCTACTATATATAAGGCGCTAACGGAGGTCCATTTAGCGGTTTCTAAATGTGACGTTAGTCACTGTATATATAACCGCAGGTCAGAGGCTAGATCACGGCTTCACTTTAGCAAATATTTTTTGTTGGGGAGTATATACCCTCCGCGCTTGCAAATTAACCATATGGGGTCACGTCTCACTTTGTGAGACACCGCAGGCAGGGCAGGGCTACCGCAGGGCAGGGCAGACCCTAGACATATTGCAGGGAATTGTCTG